GAATTTCTAAAAACTCTAATGGTTATAATGTAGCAAAAGGTGGGGATGGTGGTGATACAATATCTAATCATCCAGATATTGAACTTATTAAAGAGAACGTTTCTAAATTTCATTCAGGTAAAGTTTTATCTGATGAACATAAACAGAAAATTAGTGATGCTCATAAAGGAATGAAAAAACCTTGGACTAAAAAAACAGCTAAGATGATGGCTGAAGGTAATATAGGTAAAGAATCTCCATTAAAGGGCACTACTTTAACTGAAGAGCATAAACAGAAAATTAGTGAAGGTAATAAAGGACAGAAAAAAGTTTTTACCGAAGAACATAAAAAAAATATTGGTAAAGCAAATAAAGGGAAACATTCACAATTAAAAGGTAAATCTTACGAAGAAATTTATGGTGTGGAGAAAGCACGAGAAATGAAATTAAAGCAGAGTAAGAAAAGAAAGAATAGAGTTGTTAGTGAGGAAACTAAAAAGAAGATTTCTGAATCAATGAAAAAAAGAAAAAATGGGAAATGAATTAAGTATAGTTAAGTACATTAAAGAGTATGGCTTGGATAATGCAGTTAATACATTTAAATTAACTTGTAAGGATTATGGATACAAGATTTTACTCAAATACAATCAAATAGAATCTGATATGTCTATACCTGAAGTACAAGATTGTAGAGGTCTTATACTTGAGAAAGATACTTGGAAGGTTATGTCTTTGGCATTCAGAAAATTCTTTAATTCAGCTGAAACACATGCGGCTAAAATAGATTGGAACACAGCACTTATTTTAGAAAAATGTGATGGGTGTTGTCACGGGGATACCATATTGATAACTGAGGGTGGTGAAATGACAATTCGTGATATATGTGAAACGGAATATTCTGGTAAAGTTTTATCATTTGATTTAGAAACTAATGAGCCAATATATGATGAAATAGTGGATTATTCAATTAAAAAGAATATTAATAATTGGTTTGAGATTGAATTAGAAAATGGTACTATTATTAAGTTAACTGGTAATCATAAAGTATGGTTACCTAATTTAGAGTGCTATCGTAGGGTTGATGAATTAACCGAAGATGATGAATTCTTACTAATTACTTAAAAAACTTGACACCTATCAAACTTTTCTAATAGTATAAATATTAGTAATGGATTAAAAGAGGTTTGGTCTAATTTATCTGATGATGAATTTAATAAAAGAATGATTAGATTACATAAAAATTTTGTATCGAAATTAGAGGTTAGAGTTAGGAATATATTAACTAATTTGAACATATCATTCACGCCACAATTTCCATTAAATAATCGAACATATGATATTAAAATTGATAATACTAATATATTGATTGAAGTTAATGGTGATTTTTGGTATGCCAACCCATCGCCTTTGGCGTGGGTGGGTAGTTCACAGTAGGGGGTGTAAAAGCCATTCATCGTTATTTGTAGGGCCGCTGTGAGTTAGTGGGGAGTCTAACAAGTATAATAAATAATAGAATATGAAAATAGTTAAGGTAAAACATATTAAAGAGATAGAATGTGACTCTAAGAGGTATGATATTCAAACCAAAGAAACCAATAATTTCTTTGCTAATGGGATATTGGTACATAACTCATTGATTCAAGTATATTGGGATTGGGTAGCTGAAAAATGGTGTGCTGGCACATCTGGTATGGCCGAAGGTGAAGGTGAAGTAAATGATAAACCAAATACTAAGTTTTCTGAATTATTTTGGGATACAATTACATCACCAAAATATGGTTTTAATTGGGATAGAATGGTTAGAGGTAGAACATATATGTTTGAATTAATGACACCGTATAATATTGTTGTTTGCCCACATGGAGAATCAAAAGTATCATTATTAGGTGTTAGAGATTTAGATACGTTAAATGAGTATGGTTTTAATGATTTATATACAATATCTACTGATATTGGGTTACCATTAGTTAAATCTTTTAACATTAATGCATCAAATGCTGGTCATTTAATGGCGACATTTGAAGGTATGCCATTCTCTGAAGAAGGTTATGTTGTAGTTGATGCTAATTTCAATAGAATCAAGTTAAAAAACCCAGCTTATGTTGCAATGCATCATACTAAAAGTAAATTAGGTAATCACCATATATTAGAGGTGTTAAAAACTAATGAAGTTGATGAATGGATTGCAACGTTCCCAGAAAGGTCTGAAGAAATAATTCAACTTAAAGAAGGGTTAGTAAAATTGACTGATGATTTGGAAAATGCTTGGGTAGAATTAATACCATATAAACCTAAAAACATAACTAAACAAGAACAAAAGAGGTTTGCGATGAAAGTATTTGAAGTATCTAATAAACACTTCAAAAATACTCGTCACACTGGATTGTTTTTTGGGTTAAAAGATGGTAAAATTAACACGATTAGAGAATATATAATCAATATGAATAATAAAGATTTATATGAAATATTAACAAAATAAAAGGCCCTCATGGGGCCTTTTTTATCCAATTTCTATTCTTCTATTGGGTGAATCTTTATTATTGCTTTTAGGAATGGATATTTTAAGGATTCCATCAACATAATCAGCTGAGATTTTATCATGCTCAACGTTTTTTGGTAAAGAAAAGCTTCTTTTAAACGATGAATAAGAAAATTCTCTTTTCTTATAATTTAAATCATCTTGATTATTTTCCATTGATGATTCAGCTGACACTTCTAATTTATCACCATTAATCTCAATATTAAAATTGGATTTGTTAAAACCTGGGGTTGCCACATCAATAAGATAAGCTCCCTCATTTTCAATAACATTAACCGAAGGGGTTGTTATTAATCTACTGTCAAAAAGATTATCAAACCAAGGGTCTAATTTTGGAAATTCAAATAAGCTTGGTGATAACTGACCGTTTTTTTTAATTGGTACTAAAGTTTTCATAAGTTCTAAAAATTTTTATTTGTTATTATTTGTTTGTATGTAGACAAATTATATACCATTAGAAAAAACCTGAAAAAATGTCAGTTTATTTGTTTATCTTAAATATTATTCGTATATTTGCGTATTAAACACAGTATTATGAAAAAACTAGAGATATATAGAAGGGTGTTATTTTATAAAGTAAGGAGTTATCAAGGTGGTGAATATGACATGTTTACAAATTATGAAACAATTTTTTATGTATACAAGGGTATTGAAAAAAGAAAGAAATTTTGGCTATTTGGGTCTGAATATGATTATGAAATTTATGAAGAAGTTTTTACTCTAGGTTTTAATATCGAAAGCAAACACTTCTCAAAGAAAGAGGTTAGAGATAAAATTTACGAACAAGTAAAGTTGTTAGAAAGACAAGAAGAAATCAAAAAAGGAGAATTAATATAACTTACATAGGAAAAAGATTATAGAGAAGCGAGAATGGTGTCGGTAAAAACCAAAAGGGTAAATAAAGTTTGTTTATTTAAAATAAATTACGTATATTTGCATTATGAAATTAACATTAGATACAATTTTAAGTGAATTGAAGATAACTGGAGAAGTTCTAGCGGTTTTTGGGTACGGCTCTCAAATATATGGTACAGCGACTGAAACTTCTGACCATGATTTTATTATAGTCATGAAAGGTGCTATGTTAGATAATGGTGCATTTAAGAATAATGCAATTTCTAATGAAGATTATTCAATTCAAGGTACAGTATACTCAAGAGGTGGATTCTTAGACGCTATTAATAGGTATGATATAATCGCATTGGAGTGTTTATCATTGGATGATTCTCAAGTGGTATTCAAGAAATGGCCCTTTAAGGTAACCAATTGGAATACCAAAGAAATGATTAAACAAGTTATCAGAAAGGCATCTGATAGTCGTCACTATGCTAATATGGCATCAAAGAATGGTGATGGTGAACATGCAATAAAGAGTATGTTCCATGCTTTGAGGATATTACAATTTGGATTACAATTAAAAGAGCATAAAAAGATTATTGATTTTCAAGCATGCAATAATTTATATGCGGATTTTAAAAAAATACTTCCAGAAAATTTTGATTCTAGAAATTATTTTCGTATCTTTGACAAACTAATGAATAATTTAAAAGAATAATATGACAATTAAAGCAATATTTGATGAAATAAGTAACACAGCTGGTGATAATGCCAAAATGGATGTATTACGCAAGTATAAAGACAACGACTTACTTAAAGAAGTTTTGTATCGAATAAAATCTAAAAGAGTGAAGTTTTTTATTAAACAAATACCTGAATATATTTCATTAAATAGTTCAATCCCAGCTTCATTAGAGTGGGGTTTAAATAATCTTGATGAAATTTCTGACAGAAAAATTAGTGGACAAGCGGCTATAAATCATTTAAAATTCATATTAGAAAGTGTATCACCAGATGATGCTTATATCATTGAGAGAATTATTGATAAAGACCCTAAGAATGGTTTAGGTAGAACCTACATTAATAAAGTCTATGGTGATTTGATTGAGAAAACGCCATATCAAGGTGCTAAATCATATGATGAAAAATTAGCTAAAGATATTTTTAAGAAATATGGTTACGCTTATAGTGACGTTAAAATGGATGGTAGGTATGCTAACGCAATCATTCAAGGTGGTGAAGTTGAGTTAGAGTCTAGACAAGGTGAAACAACTCATATTCCAAGTGACTCATTATTATTTGAGGAATTATCAAAATTCCCTGATGGTGTATTAAATGGTGAGCTTACAATGGAGAATTTAGACCGATACACAAGTAACGGTATTATAGCTTCAATTGTCGATATTGAGGGTCGTGGTAAAATGGGTGATAGAAGTGATGAAGAAACCGCTAAAAAATTAGTGGCATTCGAGAAAAAGCATGGTAGTTTTAAAGAAGCTGTTGATAAAATCAGATATACTGTATGGGATTCAATTACATTAGATGATTATTTTAATAAGAAATCTGATATTGAATATAGACATAGATTGGATTTCTTATTTAAAAAGACTCCAGTTTTAGAATGTGATAGAGTATCAGTAGTTGAACGTAAGAAAGTATATTCTTATGATGAAGCAATGAGTCACTTCCAAGAGATTTTAAATAGAGGTGAAGAAGGTACCATCCTTAAAGCACCAACAGCTGGATGGTTTGATGGTAAGAAAAATCACCAAATAAAAATGAAATTAGAAATGAATATTGACCTTAGAGTTATAGGGTTTGAATATGGTGAAAAAAGAAGTAAAAATGAAAATGTTTATTCAACAATAAACCTTGAATCATCATGTGGTAAATTAAGAACCAATGCTTCTGGTATGACTGAGAAGATGATGAAAGATATTACTGAAAGAGGTGATGAACTTATGGGGACAATAGTAGAAATACGTTGTTGTGGTTTATCTCAAAACTCTAATGGTGATTGGTCAACTTTACATCCTTCAGTTGTTGAATTGAGAGATGATAAAGATACTTGTGATTCATTAGAGTCATGTCAAGAGATTGAAGCAATGGCTAAAGGATTAGGTAAAGAAGTGGGATAATGGGAAAGTTATTTATAATTATTACAATAATTTTGGTTTACGTTATTGGGTATGTAATATCATTAATTACATTGAAGAGGTGTGCTAAACAACTTGGGTTAGACCATTACGATGATAATGATAGAGGGTATGTAATGATGGATGATTATGAATCAAATGAATCAGCTTGGATATCTTTTAGTTTTGTTTGGCCAGTGTTCTGGTTTATAATTGGAATCATTGGATTCTTCAAATTCATTTCAAATCAAAGTGAAAAATTTTTAAATAAATTAAATAATGAAAAAACATAGTGCATTCCCGAAAATCGGGCAATATAGACAAGTAGTAAAAGAAGCTAGAGATAGAGCCGCATACATAGGTAAAGATGAGAATGGTGATGCAATTTTTGACTATTCTAAAGTTGCACCAACCATTAAATTTAAAGGTACTGTGAAACTTCATGGGTGTTTTGATAAAAACTCTTTAGTTACTTTAAGTAATGGTGAAGAAATACCAATTAGTGAAATTAATGTTGGTGATTCTATTTTGAGTTATGATTTTGAATTTAATAGGTTTGTGGATAAAAAGGTTGTAAATACTGAAAACTTTAAATCAAATAAAAATTGGGTTGAGCTAGTATTTGATAATAATTCTTCAATAAAATGTACTGAAGACCATAAAATTTACACAAAAAATAGAGGGTGGGTTGAAGCCATTAACTTAACTGAAGAAGATGTTTTTTTAGAAAATGACCAAAATTAAAGTTAGTTTCATGAAACGCTACATATTTATATTAAAAAGTAAATATGGTAATTACAACATGGTGTGAATTAGTAAATGGTAGGTGGGGTTACTCAAAACACCTATCTAAGATAAAATTTCCGATTAATATGGTTAAATGTGATGATTGTAATCACATATATAATGAAAGGTTTGATAAAACAAATAAAAGGTTTGAAAAAAATGAAAAAGATTTGTGTAAAAATTGTGTTAAAGAGAAAGAAGCTAAAAGACTTTCAGAGGTAGGTAAAAAAGCTTTAAGTAAAATATCAAAAAAAGATAGAACCAAAAATGCTAAATTGGGTGGTGAAGCATCATCTTTGAATCATAACAATTCTGGTAGATTTTCAACGGAAAGGTGGGAGTCTATGAGTAAAAAAGAGCAAAATAAACAAGTAACAAGAGCAAATAAGGCATTACACGATAAATTAAATTCAGATGAAGAATTTAGATTAAAACATTATTTAAAGATTTTTAAAAATTCTAAAATTGGTTTTACATCTAAAGGTCATAATGAATTACATGATTTTTTAAAAGAATATGGATTTAAACAGCACCATGTAATAGATAAACTTGAGGTTGATGAATGTAATGTTAATAGAAAAATCGTTGTGGAATATAATGGGGATTTATATCATTGTAATCCTAGAAAATATGATGGTGATTACTACAACACAGCAATTAAAATGATTTGCTCTGATAAATGGGAAAAGGATAGAAAAAGAACTTGGTTATTA